CCCACTTCCATTAGCTGGAAAATATCTATTAGGTCTCACTAAGGAACAAATATTGGAGATTGAGGAAACCAAATCAGATGCAAATGTTCTCGAAGATCAAATGATGAGGGAAGCGGAACTTGCTTCGCAGCAACAGGAAAGCACTCAACCAGAACCGAGTAACGAAGAAGAGGAAGAAGAAACCACAGACGCTGAATAAAATGTGCGAGAATCATTCCATATTAATTGCGAATAAAGCAAGTACAAAACGCGAGAGGGATCCAAGTCGGACTACCTCTCTTCGTAGTTTGTACTGGGCCGATATGAAACGCAGATTTGCTAAATTGGAATCTGTTATTAGGATTTCGGTTGTAAGCGAAGATGCGCTTGGACTTGCGTCTAACCCTATGGATAGACGGGTCACTGTCTTACAAGAGATGACATCTTCTGGTAGGAGAGCGTTTGCGTACCCAAGGAATAGTCGCAAAATCTCAGCCTTTATGGATTGGCTAAAAAGGCAGATGGAAGCTGGTATAATTAGTGTCGCTGATTATAATCAAGTAGGAGAAGCGGTTGAAGCCGCGTGGCAAAACAAATACATTTATAGAGCGTACGCAAGTGGAGTTACAAAAGCGCGCCAACAATTAATCCAAGCGGGATTTGATGTTCCTTCTTTATCTGATAGCGGTGGTCTTGGCGCGGTTCTCGCAATTCCAATCCACTTAGACAGGTTAGGAGTGTTGTATACAAGGGCTTTTAATGAGCTTAGAGGAATAACCGCTGTCATGGATCAGTTACTTAGTAGAGTTCTTACTACTGGGTTGGCTGAGGGTTGGGGTATGATAGAGATCGCAAGGGCATTAATCCATGCCGTATCTGGAGAAGGAAGTACCTTGGATTTACCGATAAGCTATGTTAATCCGCGTACTGGTAAATTAGTAAATTATGTAATGCCCGGAAAGCAAAGAGCGTTGATTCTCACAAGAACGGAAATCATACGCGCTCATGCACATGGACAGCTACAAGAATTTAAAAACTGGGGAGTGCTTGGTGTGGGTGTTTTAGCGGAGTTGGCTACGGCTGGGGATCCTCGAGTATGCGAAATATGTGCATCATTAGAGGGCAGAACATTTACAATAGAAGAGGCATTCGGAGTTATTCCGGTGCATCCTCAATGTCGCTGTGTTTGGTTACCTTATTTAACTGACTAATATTATGGAAAATTTAATGATGTTTATTAATCGGGTGGTATTTGAGAAGACACAAATACGCGGGTATGGAGTCGTAATCAATACCATAAATGGATTGAAATTATTTGATTTCTACACCTTGGAATTACCATGGTTGGGAAATGAAAAAAAAGTGTCGTGTATTCCTACCGGAGAATATGAGGTAATGAAAAGGCAATCTCCTTCAAATGGAAATTGTTTTGAACTTTTATCTGTTCCAGAGAGAGACAATATACAAATACATGCTGGTAATTTTTATACCGATATTTTAGGATGTGTTTTAGTTGGGAGTTCCTTTGGTGATGTCAATAAGGATGGCTATTTAGATGTTGTAAATAGTCGCGCCACTTTAAAATCTTTAGTAGAAATGATGCCACAACATTTTAAATTAATTATATCATGATACCAGGAAATGCAGATTATCCAATTCCTTATAAAAGAGAGGATACTATAGACGAACGCATTTTTACTATGAATAAAATAGTAAACAGCGTACCCCAACCAATAATCCTGACGGATGTGGTGATTAAATGCACTTTTAAGCAACGACCATATGGTCAAGTCACTTATGACAAAACATTAGGGGCTGGTCTAACTCTGATAGATGCTTCTTTGGGAAAATTCAAGATTGACGCATGGCAGGCGGATGAGTGCGGTGAATATGATTTTGACATTGATTTCTTGTTTCCTTCTGGAATAAGAAGAACTTATCTTAGCGGATTACTGACCATAAACGATGATATCACAAAATAATGGCTGAGGTCGTTCAAATACAAATAGAAAGCTCCTCGGAAGCGGTAGAAGTTGTTCCAGTAGTGGGAGAGCAAATAACCATTCAAGATTCCATAACTGTGGAAACTGTATTAGTAGTTGCTGATGCGGTGGAAGATTCTTTTTTGGTTATGGTGACACAGACAGTGGAAGAGGTTGCGGTCACTATTAATAATGTAATAGAAGAGGTAGCAGTATTTGTCACTGATGTAATCGAGCAAATAATAGTCATCGCAGGAGAATTGCAAGACACCTTCGAGACATTTAGTAAGAACCTACGTTCCTATAATTTTACAATAGAGTATACAGACAATAGAGTGACGAAATTAATCTATACCAGTCCGGTTGGTATAATTGAAAAGCTATTAACATATAATGCGCAAAACGAATTAACTGCGATTACTTTATCAGGAGCAATTCCATTAGGTGTTGCTTTGCAAAAGACAATAACCTATGAAAATGGGAAACTTAAAACAATAACGTATTCTTAAACTTAAAAATTTACAAAAATGGCAAAATGGCAAATTGATGCAATGTTAGACGCAGCATTGAGTTACATCACATCAAATGCGACAGAAATGTATATCTGCGACTCACAGCCCGGAACAAGAGCGGCGGCAATTACTGCTTCTGCGATTGCGGCGGTGGTCCCAACTTTTCAGGCAATTGCAAATGGTGCAGTTGATGGAAGGAAAGTGGATGTGGATGCAAAAGCAGACAGATCAATCACCTCCAGTAAAACGGTAACACACATAGCATTGTGCTCTGGAACTGTTTTACTTTATGTCACCACTTGTACCTCTCAAGCGTTGGTAAGCGGAAACACAGTGACCATTCCAGCGTGGACGATTACTTTAAGGGACGCTACATAGTAGTTGGTTTTTTGATTAAAAATTTGTAAGAGTATGGCAACACGACAGAAAACAGTTGAGTATTGGTTTCCTGAGTTATCGGCGGTCACCGACGCAACGGATACAAACTTCACGCAGATAACAGCATACTTACCGGAGACCTCCAAGGTCTTCCGGTCTGTTTTATTGGAGGTGTTCATTCAAGATGCGGAAGCGACAAGCAACAACTGTAGTAGGAAACAACTTTCCATGTCAGTAAATGGCTCAGCATATACAGTCATAAACCAAACAAACCTACATACAAGTTCAGGCGAGCAGAAGTGGTTACCTTTCAATGGAGATTTCACTGCTCTATTTACAGCATCATTCTCAGGCGCATCACATACTATTGACGCAAGGGTATTAGTAGATAACGCTATCGCTACTCCAGTACAGAACTGGCGTTGTGCTACCGCTCGATTGATTATTACTTACGAC